TCCTATCCCCTGCGACCAAACCGGCACCTGTCCCCATTGCCTCCTTTCCCGCGTCTCCCCGGTGAGCGCCTTCTACATTCCCGCCCATCGGGCAAACCCTGAACCCTGAAACCCAAGGAGAACGATGGGACACCATCTCGAAGGACGGGACAAATTCAAATCCGGCAAATACCATTGGTGCCCGGAGGGATTCTTCGCCTTCAAACTGACCGACCGCGACGCTTGGCAGCCACTGTTCTGCTACGCCGACACGACCAAAGACCACGCCCTTGCCCAGGACCTGACAAAGGCCGTCCAAGCGGAGATTTGGGAGGCGCGGATCAAATGCCGCGACTTTCACGAGGTTAGCCAGCCGGACGGCATCGCCACCTCGATTTGTTGGATTTGCGGGTCGCCCATGTGCCCCAGGTGCGAGCCCGAGGATCCCCATCGGAGGCTGCACACCTGCTGCGAAAACGGAAGCTGAACCCCGAACCAGGAACCTTAACCATGCCCCGCTGGAAACATAGACGGCACGCCCGCAGGCGGGCCAAGGAGCGATACGGCTTGCCCCTCTCCCCTTCCGAGTATGAAGGGCTGGTGGATCAGATCGCCGGAGGCGCCGCCCCGCTGCTGCAACCCGACAAAGTGGGCCTGACGATCTTTGCCGTCCAGCACCGCCACCTGACCCTGTGGGCCGTGTACCAGGAAACCTGCCACACCATTTTAACCTTCCTGCCCCCCGCCTGGGCCGGAAACGGATGAGCCCGCGGAAAGAGGTGATCGGTAACGCTACGCTTTACCTCGGCGATTGCCTGGAAGTGATGCCTTCGCTCGGCCCGGTCGACGCCGTCGTGACCGATCCTCCCTATGGAATTGGGTATGTGCATCGCGGAAATATCCGCGGAGAAAAAGCCTTGGTGGGCCAAACCAAGGCGGCGAATTCAAGGGGCATTCTCCCGATTACCAACGACGATCGACCCTTCGACCCGGCCCCGCTGTTGGGATTCAGCCGAGTCCTGATGTGGGGCGCCGATCGCTACCGCGCAAGGCTCCCCGAAACGGGCAGTTTCATCGCCTGGGATAAATCGCTTGGGCGCGGGCCGGCGGACAATTTTGTAGATGTGGAGTTCGCCTGGTGCAATTGGCGAGAGCCCCGCAACTGCGTTCGCATGCTCTGGAAAGGGCTGGTTTGCGACAAACGGGGAGAAAACAACGGGCTCCGGGTACATCCGGTACAGAAACCAATTCGGTTGATGGCGTGGTGCATCGAGCGAGCGGGCGGCGGCATCATTCTGGACCCGTATATGGGTTCGGGGACAACGGGGGTGGCGGCGATGATCCTTGGGCGGAAATTCATTGGGGTAGAAATTGAAAAGAGGTGGTTCGACATTGCTTGCCGCCGCATCGAGGAGTCGCAAAGGCAGGGGGATTTGCTGGAAAAAATCCAGGGATGCTGAACGAACTCGCCCTGTTCGCCGGAATCGGCGGGATCCCCCTGGCCCTGCGGCCGTGGTGCCGCACCGTCTGTTACGTGGAAATCAACCCCTTCCGCCGCCGGGTGCTTCGAGCCCGCATGGCGGGGGGACAACTGGATTGGGCAACCATTGAAAACGACGTTGAAAAATTCGACCCGCGCCCATGGGCCGGGAAAATCGACATCATCACCGCCGGTTTCCCCTGCCAGGACATCAGCGCGGCGGGCGGCGGAGCGGGCCTGGAAGGAAAGCACAGCCGCCTTTTTTGGGAGGTCGTCAGGATTGCCGCTCTACTTCGAGCCCCGTGGCTTTTTCTGGAAAACAGCCCTCTTGCCCCTACCCGGATTGGACTCGCCGTCGCCGGAACGCTTGCCCAAATCGGTTATCTGGAAGGGCGGACGGGAATTCTATCCGCTGAGGATGTGGGCGCGCGCCACCTCCGCGAACGGTGGTGGGCGCGGGCCCACCGGCCGGGCACACGAGCGGGGAAAATACCAGCGGGACCGTGGCCGGAAAGGAAAGGAACGCCCGACCTTATCGGGGCTTCTCTCCCTTTTGGCGGGGGAAGGGAAATGATGCTGCCCACCGCGAAAAGCTCTCTGAGCGGTCCCGACTACGCCCGCGCCGCCCGCCCGAGAAGCGGCGGGGACGACCTGGTGACAAGGCTTCACCGGCTCCCCACAGGCACCATGAGCGAAGCCAAGAAAGGCTCGAAAAACTCGCGTTACGGAAAAGGAGACCTCAAATTGACGGCGGCTCTCCACCGGCTGCCAACCGGCGCCGCCCGCGACACCCGCTCCGGCAAGGGACGCAAGGACAACGGCCATAGCCCCCAGCTTCCCGAAGTGCTGGGCGGCAAGATCAACCCCGATTGGGAGGAGTTGTTTTTCGGTTATCCCCCCGGCTGGACCGACCCGGAACGGCTCGACCTGGAGCCCTTCCCCGGCTTCCACCTGGACCCGTGGGGATTGCCCTATCTGGCGAATGGAATGCCCGACCAAAACCAGCGCATCGCCGCCATCGGGGACGCCGTGGTGCCGGAGCAGGCACGGGAAGCCTTCGCCCGTTTAATGGGGATCGCCACTTGACCGCCTCGCCAATTAGAATCCGCCCGCCCGTCCGCTGGCGCGGGGCCAAATGGAGGGTCGGCCCGTGGATTCTGGAGCATTTCCCGCCCCATGAACTCTACGTCGAGCCCTTCGCGGGGTCGGGTTCCCTTCTCTTCCAAAAAGAGCCGGCCCGGTTCGAGTGCATCAACGATCTCGATGGGGACGTGGTGACCTTTTTCCGTGTGCTGCGCGAGCGTAAGGAGGCGCTCGTGAATGCGCTCATGCTGACCCCCTATGCCCGCGAGGAACTCCGGGCTTGCCTCAAACCCGCAAAAGACGACCTGGAGCGCGCCCGGCGCTTCTTCACCCGCTGCCACCTCGGCCGGGGCAACGCCTCCCGCCCCTCCGGGTTTCGCCCGCAAAAAACCAGTTACGGATGGAACGCCGACGTGGTGCGCCGCTTCCGCGCCCTGGATCATCTCGACGCGGCGGCGGAGCGGCTCCGCTTGGTGCAAATCGAATGCTTGCCCGCCCTGGAAGTGATTCGGCGCTTCGATCATCCGGGGGCGCTGTTCTATGTGGATCCCCCGTACTTGGGCGAGGCCCGCAACCCCCACCTCTACACGCGGGAAATGATGGGGAAGCGGGAACACAGGGAACTGGCGGTGCTTCTCCGCTCGCTCCGGGGAATGGTGGTGCTGTCGGGCGCCCCTTCTTCCCTGTACGCCGAACTCTACGGGGATTGGAGAATGGAAAGCCGCGAAACCTACGGGGAACAACACAAACGCTACACCGAATGCCTCTGGATTTCCCCCAACGCGGACAAGGCACGGCTCCAACAATCCTTGTTCGGCAGTGAGCCATGACCCCTACACCCCCAACTCTTCCTGCATACGCTTGACCGCATCCTCTATCGCCGGCTCCAGCAGATCGAGCGCGATGCTCTGCATGGAGCGGCGGCGGCTGACCCCTGACAGCCATTTGAGCATGGCATGGTGCTTCCCTCCCATCCGCAAAAGAAACTTCTCCGTTCCCCCCACCTCGAAATCAGGGGTGGTTTCCCCTTTGCGGCTTTGCGCCTTGGCGTGAGGCGCTGTTTGCGGTTCGGGGTTTTTGGGTTGGCGAGGTTCCCCCGCCCCTTCCAGAAATTCCTCCAGGTCGCGGGGCCCTGGCGGGCGAGTCGTCAGGCCGGGCCTCTTCCCGCTCATGCGAAAACCTCCCCGTACAGCGCCCGCAGTTCCTTTGCCGCCTTGGCGTCCGGCGGCTGGTCCTCTACGGCGCACAGCCCCGCCCGCACGGCGTACCGGTGGGCTATCCGGTCGTACAGCACCGTTCGCGCCACCCCCAGGCCACCGCCGTCCGCATGGGCAAATTGGCCCGCCCCTTCCCAGGCCTGCCCGGCCTCCGCCGAGGCGGGGTTGGGGTTGGCCCGGTTGATAACGACCCACCCCCGCAGCGCCGGATTGAGCGCCTGGGCTTGCTCCACCAGCTCCCCCATCATGGCGAGCGTCCAGATGTCGAACTGTCCCGGCGTCACCGGAACGTATATCCGCTCGGCGACGGCCATTGCCCCCCGCAGCTCCAGCGAATCCCGCCCGCCCGCGTCAACGATCACGTCCCCGTACCGCCGGGCCAGGTCGCGCAGATCGGCGGCCAGGGACTTGCCGAACTTGCTCACGCAGGGGACGCGCGGCTCCTGCCCCGCCTCATCCCGCGTGGCCGCCCATGCCGACGCGCTCCCCTGCTTGTCCGTGTCCACCAGCAGCACGTCCCGCCCGGCCAGCATCCGCAGCACCGCCAGGGCCGTGGCGATCGTGGTCTTGCCGGTTCCGCCCTTCTCCCCGCCGATCAACACGATCATGGGCCGCCTCCTATGGAGTCAGAGTGATATTTTTTGATACCAAAACGGTACCAAAGAGGTATCTCATTAATATCACTATGATATTCGGGAGTCAAAAAAACGCTAGAGCGCTGTTTTCGTTGATGATTTTACTTGACAAGCAAGCCGGAAAATCGGAAACTCTAATCATGTCAGACAGTTGGCAACCGGCCCGGCGGACCCGGGGGATCTAGACAAGGGAGAAAAGATGGAAGTTCAAACCGGAAACGACCCGGCCGTACAAATTTGGGACCATTTGACGGAATCGGGCTGGCGATTACTTTTCAATGCGCCGGTCGGAATTGAGGGCCACGCCACAAAACATTTTGAGTTTTGGGCGAAAGGCGGGCGCGTGGTGATCGTCCAGATTTACACCCGAGGCGGAGTAGAGGTTTTCGCCCCGGTGTCGGACGACAACAAGATTCAATCCACGCTGGAAGCAATTGATCGGCTGGTCTGAAAAACAGCGGCCCGGCGGAACCGGGAAAACAAAAGGCCCGGCATGCGCGCAAACGCAGCCGGGCCTCCGCTAGAACGATTCTCTCAACCTGAGCAGATTGGAGAACATCATGGATAACACGGAATTCACAACGATTCAAGCAAAACGCCGGGCGATGATCGCCCGCGCCCGCGCCAATTCGCGCCCCGTTCTCCACCTCATTCCCCCGCGCTCTCGCCCCGGCTTTCAAGCTCCCGTGCCGGCGCCGGAGGTTATTCGGGAACCAGGGACAACGACGCCTCACGCAAAGGCGCAAAGGCGCAAACCAGGAACCGGGAACCAGAAACTAGCAACCCCGCAACGCAAGGCCCACGTAGCGCATATTCGAGGCCCCCTTGCGCTCCGCCTGCCATCGGTGGGCGATCTCACACCCCATGCGCCGGGCAATCCCCTTGATTGCCCGGCCTGCTATTTCCCCGTCCCGCGTGGCCCCCGGCACCCCCCGCGTGAAACCCGCCAGCCTCCCCAGCGCGGCGGGCATGTTCCCCAGCTTGAGATTCAACCCCTCGCCCAGCGTCAGCACCAGCCCAAGCCGCTCTCCCCGCGCAACGGGCCGCCGGGCGGCGATGATGCCCGCCTGCTCCCAGGGGGAGCCGAAGGCGTCCAGGTCGAAAATATTGAACAGTGCCAGGTCAATGCACCGCAGCACCCGCCGGTTGTCCGCGCAGAACATCGTGCGGCCGTCCAGGTAGAGCTTGCTGTCGCAACCCTCGTAGTGGGCGGCCAGCCTCCAGACCGCCTTGTGAAGCTCCCCCGCCCCGGCGAAGGCGTCGAATACCCGCGCCTCTCGGGCCACCACGAACCGAAGCACGTTTTCCCGGATTTCAACCCTGGCCCCCCAGACCGCCGCGGAATGGTGCTTCTTCGTAGTGGCTTTAAGGGCGCTCCCAAAGCCCATTACAGGCCCTCTATTGCCGCAACGGTGCCTACCTCTACCGATACCTCCCCCAGGTCGGCCATTGCGGCTTTGAGCCGGTCAAGGGCCTGAGCCTGTTGCGGTAGGGGGCCTTTCACGACTATCCAAAACCGGTCGGAAACCTCCCTGGTTTCGATCTCTTCCACCGTCAGCGGCGAACCCCCGGCAAGAACCGCATCGAGTTCCGAGGGGGCGAACCCCAGCGCATCGAGCGGAAATTCTCCCGCCAGCTCCGCCAGTTCTTCCCGCAACAGATGATCGTCCCATTGGCCGTTTTCCGTCAGCTTGTTGTCCGCGATGCGGTAGGCCCGTTTTTGCGCCTCGCTCCACCCGGTGGCCACCAGCACGGGAACCTCGCGCATCCCCAGTTCCCGCGCCGCCAGCAGCCGCCCGTGGCCCGCGATCAGCTCCTCTTTTTCGTCTACCAGCAGCGGAATCGTGAAGCCGAACTCCTTGATGCTGGCCGCGATCTGCCCCACGTGCGCCGGGGAATGGGAGCGGCGGTTGCGCGCGGACGGCACCAGGTCGCGGACGGGCCGCAGCGAAACCTCGCGCTGAACCCCCTTGGGCGGGCTGTCTTTTTTTCGCGCCATGAATTGACCTCCGCTATTTCGTTTTCACCGTCACGCTGGTCTCGACCCCGGCGATCATCGGTAGGGTCGGCGGGCCGCTGGTTCCGCTGACCGGGTCCAGGTGGACGTGCGCGTTGAACAGGGTAAGGAAAGCATTGCCCAGTACCAGGGCCTCGGCGGCGGTCAGGCCGAGGTCGATCAAGGCGCTCACGATAGAGGATTTCACCGCGCTTTGCAGGGTGGCCGAACCGAGAACCGCTTCGATCAGCACGTCCCCCAGGGTAGCCTTGAAAGTGAGGTCCGTCCCGGCGATTCCCTCCCAGGCCCCCACCACCAGCTCGCTCCGGTCGCCCAACGTCGTGCGCTCCTCGGAGCCCAGGATTGCCGTTCGCGCGTCCCCGGCGATCTTTTGCGCCAGCGCGCCCAGGATCGTTTGATCGAGGCTGCCCCCCACGGTCTCGGTGGCGTCCCCCTCCACGTCGCGGGTGAAGCTCCCCAGGGTTTCGGTCAGCTCCTCCGCCCGCACCGAAAGGATATGCGCGTCCAGGGTCAGCGCGCCGTCCGTTTGCAGGGTGACATTCCCTTTTCCATCGGCTTTCAGGAAAGCCCCGTCCCCCAGGGGCAGCACCGTCTCCCCCGGCGCCAGCGCGGGCACCGGCCGCCCCTCTGCGATCGGCCCCATGATATAGGGATGGGCGGGGCTGCCGTAATCGAACCCCACCCGCACCGCCTGGCCGATTTCAGGAAAGCGCATCACCGGAGAGGCGGGAAGGGGCAGCCCTTCGAGCACGGGCCGGGCCGTGTCCGGCTGCCCCCCGGGGGTGAGGAGTTGCACGTCAACGGCGTATCTCGGACGGAAACGGTCCGTTCCCTTTTCTTCCGCCGGCGGGTCGGGAATCGCCACCACCACGCCCCGCCGGGAAACATGGTGCTCGGGAAATCCCGGAAAGGAGCGGCGCACCAGCGTTTCCATGGTTCGCAAAATGCTCATATTTCGCCCCATTCGATCCGCACGTTTCCCTGCCTGAACATGGCCCTGTTTACCATCACCGGGCCGGTGCCGGCGGCGGTGTCCTCTACCAGCACACCGGGCCGGAGTGCCGGAAGGGCCGGCAGCACGAGCGCCCGTTCTTCGCGGGCCACCACCAGGGCGGAATCAATCTCTATCGGATCACCGGCCCACGGCCCAGAGCCCCAGCGCCCCCAATACACCCGCCCGTCCGGCAGCCCGCTCCAGACGGCGTCCGGAACCTCCCAGGCCGGCCCCATCGCTTCCAACGCCGCGCGGCAACTCCCGGCGGCGGCGAAGTGGGGCAGCCGCCGAGTGAGATAGTTGCCCGTGGAAGGCAGCAGGAAGCTCAGCCCGGTCAGCGTTTCTATTTCGGCCAAAACCTCTCGCGGGGTGCAATGGCGGAGCGCGAAAGACGCCGGCAGTTTCAGCAAGGCGGAAGGTTCCCGCACGGTCAAAGACCACTCGCCCGGGGCGGTCAGCGCGCTTTCCGAAACCCGCCCCACCAGAACCGGCAGCACATTGCCTTGTCCGCGCAGCCCGGCAAGATACCGCACCGCAACGGGTCCCGGCGGCCCTTCCAATTCCCGCACCACAAACCGGCCCCGCCCCACGGCGCCGAGTTCCAGGGTAACCGTCTCGCGGACCAATGTGACCGCCTCGCCGGCCAGCTCCAGCCGTTTCTCGATCGCAAACACGGGTTAATTCTCCGCTTCTTTTTTATTGAAAAAGGTCATTAACACGATTTAAACTTACCTCGTCGCCCCTGGAGGACAGTCCAGGTGCCCGGCTGCCTGGGTGTTACGATCCTGGAAAACGCCGGGGCGGAAAACTCCGCAGTACGGCGCGCCTTCCGGGTCGGTACGGCCCGGAACGTTTCAGGGATGCTCGCACCGGGTCGTGCCGCGCGAGCGGATGCTGTTCCATCCGCCCCTGGCGTTCCGGGTTTTTTTCAAAGGCTCGGGCGCCCGGGGTGCCCTCCTCTCCCCCAGAGGAGGCGACATGTCCGACCAACTTCCCCTTGACTTGGCCTTCGACTTTGAGGGTCATCCCATTCATCCCTTTTTGCATAACGGCCAGCCCGCCTGGGAGACCGGCGAAGTTGCCGCCGCGCTCGGTATGGCCGACGCCGCTAAAGGTGTCCGGGAGTCGCCGATCACCGAAAAGGGGCTGGATTACGACGTTGCTCAGTCGGAAATCCTGCCCTGGAAACGGAAAAACCGTCTCCAGGGTCAGTCTCGCGCCGTCACGATCCTCTACGAATCGGGTTTGTATGCTCTCGTGCTTCGCTCCAACAAGCCCGCCGCGATGCGCTTCACCCGCTGGGTGGTGCGCGACGTGCTTCCTGAAATACGGGCGACGGGCTCCTTTTCGCTGGCTCGGGTCGGGTTGGATCGGGATAAACTGGAGCCCGGAACCCTGATAAAACTGCTTGATCAGGAGCGCAAGGGCAGCCGTTACGCCCGCGACATCCTGGATTCGCTGGGGCTGCGGCCGGCGGAAGGGGGCGGAAATGGCGTCTAAAAATTCCTTCCCGCGGCTGGAAACGGACGGGGTGCCCAGCGAAGGGCTAGGCCCTGTGTACGAAAACCTGGCCTGGGCTGCGTTGGCGGGCAATCGTCCCACCCGCATGGTGATCGGCCTGTTCCAGATGGCCGTGCTGCGATACGACCTCGCCTTTGAAGAGCACACTCCCTGTCCCAACGTCTCTCTGTCGGTCAGCGCGGATTCGCGGTACATCACCATGACCATTGACACCACCCATCCTTTCGGCAGCAAAGCCCGGAGTTGACCCATCGGGGCCCCGCGAGGGGCCCCCTTTTCAAACCCGCTCGGGTATTTTCTACGGGTCCGGATAAAACCGGCTGGCGAATTTGTCGAACAGGGAAAAGGTCTTGAGAACCCAGCCCTCCGGGGCCGCGGGCGTCGCCGGCGTGCCGGAGGTGTCCGTTGTTTCCGGCGGAACGCCGGGCGGGGCCACCGCCGCCGGGGCGATCCGCTCGCGCGTGATTTCGGGAATGCTCCGTTCTTCGATCAGCGTGAACTTGACGTTCCAGATGCGCTGGGTATCGTCCGGGACTACCTGGAAGAAATCCGCGAAGCGGGCCTGCCTGACCCCCAGCGCCTCAGCGGTGGGGTCGGTTAGCGCGTACAGTTTCGGCACCCCCGGCGAGCCCACCACCACCCCCAGTACGGCAAACCCGTCCGGGCTCAGCTCGCCGGCGGCGTCCGTGCGGGCCTGAAACAATTGCCGCAGACGCGCCAGGTCGGCCCCGTCACGGAAGCGCACCTTGCAGGAAACCCCGATAACCCATGCCTTCCAGCCCTGGTGGCTGGAGCCGGTGCCGGAGGTTTCCCCCGACTGATCCTTCCTGACCAGCTGCCCATTCGCCGTGACGCGGTGGTCATAGCCGGGCAGCGCCTCGCCGTCCAGATAGATCATCATGGCGGATTAATCCCCCTCTGCGGGGCCGGCTTCATCCTCCGGGCCGTCAGGCTCTTCCGGCGCGGCCGGCTCCTCCTGTTCGTCGGGCAGGAAACTCTTGAAATGGATTTCCGCCGGAAGGAGCGGGTTGAGAAATTCCTCCAGCAACAGTTGGGTCGGCTCCACGAAGCTCAGGTTGAACAGGCGCAGCTCGTCGTTCAGTTCCCTGCCCCCCTGGGCCCCGCCCTTGGCATCGAGGATGATGGACATGAGGCGGGGCGGTATGCCGTGGGCGGTGATCACCTGTTCCCGGCTGGATTTCTGGATTTCCGGGTAATCGTCCTTGACGGGGGACTCCTTCGCGACACCCTTCACCTCCAGCTTGGCGTCCGGATTCTTCAGCGCCAGGAACAGGGTCTTGAAATTCCCCGGCCCCTTGGTGCCCTTGATTTTTTCCTCGATCTCTTTCACCTGGGTTGATGACAGTCCCTGGATGCCGGTCAAAAGAATTGCCAGCCCCGCATGGGCGCCGTTCTCATAGAACTTCCGCTTGAAATCGTTGCTCGCCCAGGCCAGGGCCACCGGCAGCAGGGCAGCCAGCCAGGCCGGCACGCCGTAGTGGTCGCTGAAAGGCGAATACTCGCGCAGGTGCGCGATCTTGCTCTGCGGAATTTCCCGGAACTCGATCTTGTCTTTTTCCGGCGGCACCACCTTTTGCACCCAACCGCCGTTTGCCTTTTTCCAAAGGCTGTTGGCCCGCACGTGGTGAAGCCGCACAGTGCGGCCCGGCACATTGGTTTCCCGCTCCAGGTAACCGTTCCCGAACAGGAAAAAATCGGCCGCAAAGGCGTTCAGGTCGAAGTCGGAGAGCGTGGCCCGCACCGCGTCGCGCCTTTCGGTGTCGTACCCGTTGCCGATCGAGGCCAGCCGCTTGAAGGCCAGGCTCCGCGCGTGGTAGGTCCCCATCACCGTGCTCTGCAGCAGCACGCCCAAGTCCACCGGATACTTGATGACGCGGTGGCCGGCCTGGCTCCACTCGGTGATTTGCAGGTCGTTCAGCGCGCGGTCGAACAGCTCCCCCTGCGCGGATTTTTCGATCCCCACCTCAAAGACGAGTATTTCTTCGCCCTCAGCCGCTTCCGGGCCCATTTCCACCACTTCAGCATCGCCCATTCCGTCTCCGGGAATAGATTTCTAAAGGATAATCACGCCGGGGCCTCCCCCGCCCCATTCCGGGTGGCAGGCCAGCGCCAGCGCCCAAAAATCGTCCGCGTGGCCGATCCCTTCCCCGCGCGCGGCGACATAGCCCACGTCGGTTTCCAGGGCCTTGCGGTGGATCGCCAGGAATGAATCAATCAGCCGCTGGTCAAAGGGGATGCGGAGCCGCCGGGCGCTCACGATATCCTGCATGTTCAACACCAGTTCGGCCTTCAGGCGGGGCGTGAACCGCGCCAAGGTGGCGGCGGGCATTTCCTCGGCGACCCCCTCCGCAAGTTGCTCTCCGATGGTGGTCTGGTCGATCGTGAATTCCTCCGGCTGCCATTCCGCGATCAGGTTTTTGACTTTCGTTTCCTGGACTCCCAGCGCCATCCGGTTCATCAAGTGCCGATGCCGCCAGGTGAAGCGCGATTTGCCATTGACCTGATCCACGGCCAGGAAAATGACCGAGGTATCGTCCCGCTCCCGCGAGATATCCAGCCCTCCCCAAATGGTGTCGTTGGGGCGCCTGGCAAAAATCCCGGTTTCCTCCTCATCCTCCAAAACGCAAGCCATGATTTCGTCGAAGGTGAAAACCGCCCCCTCATCGTCAAGCGTTTCGCACATATACAGACGGCGGATCGCGCGGGGCGAAAACATCCTTTGAATTTTGCCCAGGTCGATCAGGTCGTTTCCGCCTTCAACCGCATCAATCACGGTCACCAGGTGGCGGCTCCAGCCGGCGCCGCCTCGTTTCGGGTCCCAAAGCTCTTCAAAGAAATGGGAGTGAACCGAGGGCGTGCTGGTGATGGTAATCCGGTAATCCTTTTGCGTGGCGATCGCGCCGGCATTCTCGTAGTGCTCTCGCGCCCGTCTGAGCCAGGAGAACTCGTCAAAATACACGTCGCCGGACACTCCCTGGGCCGTGGCCTCGTTGGAAGCGAAGAAATTGATCTCCGCCCCGTTGGGCAGTTTGATAACCTCGCTGCCCCGCAATTTCAGATCGTAACGGTTGCGGGCGATCTGTTTTATGTAGCGGTTGATTTGCCGGGTTTGCCGGAAGCTGGCGCTGATATAACTCTTGTCCCGCCCCCGGTTCAGCGCGTCGGTCAGCCCCTCCCAGGCGATCATCAGGGTAAATCCGACCTGGCGGGCCTTCTTGACGATCCGCAAAAGCGACTTGTCCTCCAGAAAGCGGCGCTGGTAGGCGAACAACCAGGAATCCTTCGGTTGCTCCTTGCTTTTCCGTTCCCGTTCCACCCGCTCGGCCCGGCGGCCGTCCCCCTTCCGCAACTGAGCCAGGTTGCGCGAATAGCGGTCCAGGTCCCTCCAGTCCTTGTCGCTCTTGTTCGGTTTGTCGGTCAGCGCCGCGATCGCGGCTTCGAGCCGCGCCTCGGGGGAACTGTTCTTTTTCCAGCCCTGGCGCTCCGCCCAGCGGCGCACAGTGCGCGGATCACGTTTCACGCGGGGTGCAATCTCGGCGGCCGACAGGCCATCGCTGTAGAGGCGCCGTGCCTCGTTCAATGCGTGCGGATCGGAACTCATGAACACAAGTTGTGCCCGATTGCCCCCGGTGAAAAGGCCACCGGGCGCCTTTTTGTCCAGGGATCTCCATATCTGGAGTTTCCTGGCCCGGAAGTTCTTCCCATCCCTCGCAAGCGGGGATTATCACGGAATAAAAGCAACACGGCGGCGTCGACCAAGAGCCCCGTTATTGCGACTACGGAGACGGGCATGACCAACCAGCTAACCGACATCAGCGTTTGGGAAATCACCCTCTGCAAGACGGGCAAGAACGGTCTCCAGTTCGTCGCCAAGGCTGCGGACGGAGCCCCGCGCTTCGTGGTGCCCATCAGCAAAACCGATCCCGTGAAAAAGATCGTGGTGGGCGTCGTGTACGAGCCGGACCAAACCGACACGGACGGCGACATCGCTTCGGCGGAGGAGATCCAAAAGGCGGCGTGGTCGGCAATGAAAAATCATGCCGTGGTCAACAAAAACGAGCACGGCTCCGAGCCGGTGGGCGCCTTCCTCGCCGAGAGCAGCATCGTCAAAGCCAATGACCCCGACGAATTTCCGGAAGGGGCCTGGGCCGTCGTAATCAAGGTCGAGGACGACGGGCTTTGGGCCGACATCGAAAAAGGCGACATCACCGCTTTTTCCATGGGCGGGGTCGCGCAGAAAACCCCCACGGGCAAGGCCGATGCCGAGCCGGCGGAGAAGAGCGTCTATGTGGATGCCAGCGTGTTCGCCACCGGCCTTGCCGACACCCTCAAACTGATTGAGGCCGTCGCCCAGACCATGGCTGACACGGTGGAAAAACTCACCGCGGCCAAACCGGACGACGCCGAGGCGGATAGCCCCGTGGCGAAAAACGTCGAGGCTATGGAAACGAAGTTGACCGCCTTGCAGGAGACCATCGGCAAAATTGCCGAGGCCATCACGGACGGCCGAGTGACCAGCCCCGAGCCGGGCAGCGAGACCGGCATTGACCCCGGCAAGTATTAGCGCGGCCCCGGCCGCCTACCCCTAGAGCCAGGAGCGCGGAGATGGAAATTGTCAGCGATTATCTGAAAAAGCTGGAGGCTATTTACAAGGCCGCCGCGACCGATTTCAAGCTCTCGGGCGTCCTCACCGACCAGCAGACCCAGGCGTGGTTTACCCGCGTCTTTACGCTGGACGGATTTCTGCAACTGGTCAGCCGCCAGCTTCGCAGCAAGCTCTCCGGCAACACCGGCTTCATCGAGGGCTCCAACACGGCCTTTACCCGTATAGTCGAGGGGGCGAATGAGGACCCGAATGCGACCGAGGCGGATGTCCACACCACCCGGTTCAGCACGTTCCTGCTGCAGGACCTGGACGTGCACGCCTTCGTCGGCTATTCGGTCATCGACGACAATCCGGAGCACGGGCTGTTGGAGAAGATCAACCAGGTCATTGACCAGTCCATCGCCAACTCCCTGCTGAACCTCGCCATCAACGGCACCACCGATACCTATGTCAACCAGTTCCTGGAACTGGGCTTGGGATGGATCGCGCTGGCGAAGGCATCGGGCACCATCAACAAGGTGCTGCTGGTGACCGACGACGTGCGCCTGGAGGACTTGGACCTGCTGGTGATGGAAATGCTGTTGGAACTGCCCCAGCACCACCGCCAGGGCGCCGCCGTGATCATGTCCGACAACGAGCGCCTGCGCCGCATCAACCGGCTGGTGGAAACCACCAGCGGGGACGCCCGCTCCATCGCCATCGCGGCCATGACCGAGGAAACCAAGAACACGATCCACGGCAAGCCCATCCTTGCGCCGCACTTCTGGCCGGACGGGTTTTTCATGCTCAGCCGCCCGCAGAATCTGGAGATCGACATTCACCGCGAGGTGCGCCGCGCAATCCTGGAGAAGGTTCGCCGCAAGGGCTTCGAGTACACGTATCTGGCCAAGGCGGACTTCGAGCTCATTCACCACGCCGAGGCCGTCGCCGCCTACATCCCGTAATAGGAACCGCATGGAACAGCCTTCCCCGCTCGATACCCTGCGCCGCCAGCACCAGGCGGTGTTGGAGTACGAGGAATCCCGGTCAAAGCGGCGCGGCCCCCGCCACCCGCGCGAGCTGCGCCCGCACCTGAGTACTCTGGATCGGCACCTCGCTCAGTGGAAGCAGGTAGGGCCGGCCGCCGGCAGCGAAGAAGAAAGCCCGCTCCTGGCTCTGCGGGAGGAATGGCGGGGCATCTGCGGTATCCCGGACGGTGAGCCCCAGGAACCCCCCAAGAAAGCGGCCACCAGCAAACCCAAGGCTACCAAGAAATCGAAGGCGGCCCACAAAAAGGGCGATGCCAAAAAGGATACACACCACGAGGGGGCCGAGTCGCAAGCCAGCGGCGCGGCCCCCACGCAACCCCCCGCCGAGAATGGAGCGGCCGGGGCGGATGAAGGCGAGGGCGGGGACGATCCCACTTACAAAATTCTCGGCAAGGGCGATTGGGTGAAATCCCACGCCAAGATCGTCCGCGAGGAAATTCCCCGAGTGAAGGCCACCGCCGCGGACCCGGAGAGCTACCTCAAAGCCAAACGAGCCTTCCTGAAACGGAATCTGCCCTTGCTGACCGAGTACGCGAAAAAACCCGAAAAAGCGCACTCCCCGCTTTTCGCCTACTGCGTGCTCTTTCTCAGCGACGCGGGGCAAACCGAAAAGGCATTGGCCCTGGCGGAAAAGGCCGTCGAACTGCTCCAGACCAGCGCCATCAAGCGCAATTTCCACGAGCTGCTGTTCGACGTGCGGCTTGCCCAACTGGAGCGGGAAGCTCCGGAAATGAGCAGAGTCGGCAAGGGACCGCGCTTCGACGCTTTCACCGCCCTGCGCGAACAGCTGATGGCGGACCCCTTTCGGGGCAACCACGCCAAGGCCAAGGTGCTGAGAATCTACGCCCAGGTTTGCATGGCGGTAGGCGACTACTCGACGGCGCAAGACAACCTGCAGCAGGTGCGTTTTCTCGATCCCAACATGGGGGTCGACACCCTCATGGCCAAGTGCGCGGAGCAATTGTCCCAGTAATCAGGCCGCCCGGCCGTTCAAAAACACGGCGGCCCCTCATTCGGAGTGAACGGGCATGGACCGCATCCTGAAAAACAACCGTTACCGTCGTTACAGCGCCTACAACCCGGTGCTGGGCACCGGCATCGTCATGGGCATCCTCGCCGCCTACAACCAAAACGCGGCCCTGGTCACCGTTGTCAATCCCCTCGCCTCGGCCTACTGGCACATTGCGGAGTTTCTGTGGCTGCGAGTCGCCGCGGCGGATGTCGGCTCTACCGACGTGCAGGTGGACATCCGCCACGATCCCACCGTGCGGACTGGAGCCCCCGCGGGAGGCTCGGCCATCACGCCGGTAGACCATTTAGTGGGCAAGCCTCGCGTCAGCCCGGCTTTGATCCAATTCGGCGCCGTCACGCCGGCGAACGCGGATGCCGGCGAGCAAAGGGTGATGGCCCGCGTGTTGGAGGCCGACGCGGCTCCGGCGTTCGACGTGGGCGACGAGTGGCGTCTCGACTTCGATGTTCTCCGTCCCGGCGGAATTTTTGTCGGTCCGCGCGTGCTGGGCAAGGGCGAGAGCCTGCTGGTACACGCGTTCGGCACGGCCATGACCGCCGCCCCGCAATTGGAAATGTTTTACCAGTTCCGCGAGGTGCAAGACCGCACGCTGTAATCGGGCACCCCCCGAGCCCGGTCGGGAGGCGGCGGGGGGGGGGCCGCGTGACTCGCATCACCCCGCCCGTTTCGCCTTCCCCGGGCCGGGTTTTCTAAGGTTGTCATGCCGCCGCTCACGACCACCCACGACGCCCCGGTAGCGGAAACGCTCGCAAACGACCCGTTCTATGGGGACATCGAAGCGGGGGACTATCAAGAGGCCTACCGGCTCCCGTCCAGCGTGGCACCGGCAACCTTTGTCCGGCAACTGGAAATGGCTCTTCAGGAAGTCAACGAGGAGCTGGCCGAGTGGATGGCGGCGCGGGAAGCGGAAAGCCAAACGGTGCTCACGGATGAGCAGCGCCGCTATTACGAGGAAGCCGTTTACGCTTGGGCCTACGCCCTGCTGATTCCGTTGCTTCCCAGCCTCTACGCCACCGATCAGGCGGACGGGCTGGAGGACGACATGGCGGGCAACGAGGCGCGATTCCGGGCGCGGGCGGAAGGCTTCCTGAAACGCATCACCGGCCGGGCCGAGCCCGGGGAATTTTCAATGAGCGTGATCTGAATGAAAAAATTGCAGGCCCTGGTGGATCACCTCACGGCGGCCATGGTCGCCAAGCCTGAGCAGATTAAAGGCGTGATGGAGAGCGGGGAGCCGCTGGTCTCATTCGAGGAATCCGGCCCCGACCTGCTGATCTTTTACCACCGCTACACGGCCCGCGTGGTGCTGGAAGACCTGCCCCGCGACCTGACCCACGTGCTGGCCGCCACCTGCGCCTGGATCGAGGAGTTCGGCGACGATCGGGCGGACGATTTGCTGGGCTGGGTCGGCGAGCCCAGCGACGACAAGCTGGGAGACGTGGATATCCGGGTGCAATTCCAGGAGGAGGCCCGCTACGTCCCCAAGCCCCAGGGCTACACCGGGCGGGACGTGGTCACCTGGCGCGGTGTGCAGTACGTCCCCGGCGAACAGGTGGCCGACAAGGCCACGGAAGTCGAATTGGAAGGAACAACCGAATAGTCCCCCTCAGGGGGACCCTAGGGGGTGAAGATGATCCGCATGACCGTCGAGGGACTGGCAAGGGTCCGCCGCGATCTCCAGGCTCTGATGCTTCCCCCGCGCCGTAAAGCCCGGGTGCTGAAGAAGATGGCGGGCCACGTGACGAAAGCCTCCAAAGCCCGCATCACGCGCCAGGAATCGTTGCAGGGCGGAAAGTTCGCGCCCCGCAAGCCCCGCCGTGACGACGATCGCAAGGCCAAGCGGAAACTTCTCCTGGGTTTCCGCCGCCGCGTGCAGGTGCGGCTCCAGGGAGATACCGCCGTGATCTACGTCAGCAGCGGAAAGTGGGGAGCCAGGGCGCGACAGCACCAGGAAGGCTTTACCCAGGTCGTGAAACCCTCACGCCTGCGGCTCCACCGGGCCTCGCCGGAAGGGCCGGGCCAGGGGGCTACCCGGCGCCAGGCGCGACGGCTGAAAGAGTTGGGCTGGCGCTGGCCGCAAAAGAAGATCATGGCAACCTACTCGCGCAAGCTGGCGGGTTTCCTGATTCGCAAGGAGGAAGGCCGCGAGCCCAAGCGTTCCTGGCGCATCGAGGTTCCGGCCCGGCCTTTCCTCGGGGCCAGCACGGCGGACAAGGCGGCCCTGCTGGAGATATTGCGGAAAGAGTTGCGGCGAGGCGCCGCATGACTTTTTGGATCATCGTGGTGCTGCTGGCCTTCACCCCGCTCCACGTGGAGCGGCTGTGGGCGCTGTGCCGGGAGAGCCACCCCCGCGCGGGGATTCTAATTCAGCCCGCCGAGGCAGTGCGGGGAGGTGAAAGGATGCGGGCCATAGAGGTGCAATGCTACCTGGCCGAGCCGGGCCCCATGAACGGAAGCGGACCATGAAAATCGAAGCGATCCTTGTTCACCATTCGGCCAGCCGCTTCGGCTGCGTCCGCATCATTGACGAGTGGCACCGCGCCCGGGGCTGGCGAATGATCGGCTACCACGCCGTTATCGGCAACGGGCGGCCCTTCAGGGCCGGGGAATACCTGCCCGCCTACGACGGGATTGTCGAGGTAGGCCGGACCCACAATTTCGATACGGTTATCGAACCGGAGGAGCGAGGGGCTCACGCGGCCGCCCTGGGGATGAACGCCCGCTCCCTCGGCGTCTGTCTGATCGGCCGCAAACTCGGCGACTACACCCCGGCCCAGCTCCGTGCGCTGGTGGACTGGCTCCGGGTCGTCTCCGGCAACATGAAGCACCACCACGGCCTGACGCCGGCCATCAAGGGGCACAAGGAGATCGACTCCAGAAAACCGGTGGATCCTGACCTTTCCATGACGCGGCTCCGGCTGCTGGTGGCGGAGGGGACGGATCATCGCATCTTCAGCGATCGCGATCTGAAGGATTTCCTCCAACCGTAAAGGAGAAGCCATGCAAGCAATTTTATGGATCGGCGCAAATTGGGACTTCCTCGTTTCCGTGGCGTTCGGAATCGGACTCTTGATCGCCTGGTGGAACGGCAAGATCACCACTCGGCAATTGCTCGAGGTGATGGACGCCGAACCCAAGATTTCGAACTTCGCCTTTAAGAAACGGGCGGTCGATCTGGGCAAAACGTCCGCCGTCAAGGCCATCGCCAAGATCACCTGACCAGAAACCAGGAACCAGAAACCAGGAACCAAGCCCCCATGCAGCTCGACACCACCAACGGCACCATCGCCGCCGTTTTTGCAGTTGGCGGGGTGGTGGGGGCTTTCCTCTACCGCGTGATATTCGCAGCGCGGTGGACCGGCAAGGTGGATGCCACCCTGAAAGCCGACCGCGAGGAAATCCGCGCCTTGCAGGAACGCCTCAACGCCAACGGATTATAAAGGAGCGTGAAAAATGGCACTCGGTAAAGTCTCCATCACCACCGCCGTCGCCGGCACGCCCACCTTTGCCGAGCCGGAAGGGGTCGGCCTTTTTCTCGGCGAAGTCACCAGCGGGGACGGTTCGCTGAAGGCGATCGGACGGGAAACCGACCTGGTGGCGCTGTTCGGTGCCGCGCTCGACCTGGTGGACACCCTGGAGGCCGCCCGTCAGAACGGCGGCCCCAACTGGAAAGCCTGGGCCTACGGCCACAAGGATGTGCAAAAGACCATTGGCGTCGCCGCCGCGGTGGACAAGACCGGTGGCAAGGTGGGGATCCCCGTCACGGCGCACGGCATCCCCACCGGGGAGACCATCACCATCGCCGGCACCACCAATTACGACGCTTCCTACGCGGTTGACCCGGACACCACCGTCAATGAAATCGTCATCGTGGCGGCCTTTGCGATTGAAACGTTCGACGGGACTGAGACGGTCACCTGGAACCAGACGTGGGAGACGGTGATAGCCGCCGCCCTCCCAGGGTGCGACCCCGAGTTCCTGGTGATCTGCAAGCCGGTGATCGCCGGGGCGGAGCTGACCGACCTGCAAACCGAACTGACGACCCAACTCGCCTTGCACCGGCGAATGTTCGCCATCGCCGCCTTCCGGGGCTACCTGACCGTGACGGACGCCGACTGGAGCGCCTACCTAACTACCGCAGGGGCCATCACCAACGCCATAGACGCAGCCCGCGTCATGATCGTGCCCCAGGTATTCGGCAACGAGCTGGGCGGCTTCGCGGGGCGCCTGCAAAAGGTGCTTGACGAGCGCTCCCCCAAGATCAGCCGTTCCCCCATGCGGGTCGAATCCGGCAGCGTGGTCAATCCCGGCGCCCTCGCGGCGGAGCTGCTTGACGACACGGGGGCCGCTCTGGAACTGACCCACCTGGAAGCGTTGGACGGAGACCGCTTCTCGGTTTTTCAATGGTACGTGGGCCGCGAGGGCATCTATTTCGCGGACGGGAACCTCCTGGCTGCGTCGGGGTCGAACGATCCCGCCGTGATCGAATACCTGCGGCTGCTGGACAAGGCGGCGCGCCGTCTCCGGCAAATTGCCATCGCCGCCATCGCCGATGATCAAGTGGTCAACACCCCGGCGGGCAACGCGGCCTTTGCCACCCGCCTCTCCCTGCCCCTGCGCCAGATGGTTGCCCTGGGCGAGATCAAACCGCTGGCCCGCGACGCCCTGGTGGTCACCTGGATCGCCGTGGACAAGGTCAAGGTCAGTTTCACCGTGCGGCCGCCCAACTCGCCCAAGGACATCACGGGCGAAATTACACTCGACACCAGTTAGGAGGCTAAAGGCATGCAACGCATAACCGGCCGCAACGTGACGGTCACGCTCTCCAACGGCATCCAGATCATGTTCGACACGGTGACGCTCACGCCGGACCTCGGCTTCGGGGTCGCCAGGAACCAAGGGCACCCGGACGGCTGGACGGATGGGGAAGTGGGAGCCGAAGGCGAGATCACCCTCAACACGGTGGAAATGCTCAAGCTGCAAGAGGCCGCCGGGGAAGCCGGTTCCTGGAAGGAATTGGAGCCGCTGGACATGACCTTCTACAGCCTCAGTTCAGGCGTGGAAATGAAGGTGGAAGCCTTCGGCTGCAAGATGGGCGCCCCGGATTTCAACCTGGACGCCACCAACAACGAGCGGCTGCAACACAAGATCGCGTTCATGGTCACCGATCCGGAGTTCATCCGAATCAACGGCGTGCCGCTGGCCGAAGCGCCCGCCTGACCGAAGAACCAGGAACCACAAACCAGGAACCCAAAATGACCGAACCAAAAGAAAGCGGTTCGCCTGCGGCGGAAACCCGGACCGCAGGATCAGTGCGCCGGTACGAGATCACCGTGGGGGGTTACGATCACCCCTTCAAATTCACCGTGGCTTTGTCCGATTTCCAGGAATTCCAGCGCGAGGCGCAACGGGACGCGGCCATGGCAACCAATAATTTCCTCCTTCGCACCTGCACGACTCCCCCCCGTGAGAAGTTGCTGGGAATTTTCGAGGAGCACTGGGGACTGCCCGGCCTCCTGATGGATAGGCTGGCAACGGAAATGGTGGGCATGCGGGCGGTCCACCTAAAAAACTCCACCGGCGCCTGACGGAACTAGAGGACGGCGGCGAATTGGAGTTGGCCGTCCTCCTGGCCCGGCGCTGGTTCCCCGGCGCCGTCCCCTGGGACATCGAGAATCAGGCAGGCGCCATGCTGCTGGACAAGCGCGAAACAGAGCGCCTCCAAAGGGCCGTGCAAAACGCCATCGTGCGAGCCATACGAATCAAGTAGGGGCCAGGAACCAGGAACCAGAAACCAGGAACCCCAAACATGGCCGCCGGCCAACCGTCCGCCCTGCAATTCATCCTTCGCCTTAACGACCGGATCACCGGTCCCATGGGGCGCGTCGTGCGCACCGTCACGGGCCAGGCCCGATCCATGGCCGCCGACGTCAACCGCGCAACGGGCTTGATGCAGTCGGGGTTCATCGCCGCCACCGCCGGGGCGCTGGCGCTTGCGGCGGTGTTCGCTTCCCCCATTTCCGCCGCCGCTGCTTTTGAATCGCAGATGGCCTCCGTGCGGGCGGTCACACAGGCCACAGCCGCCGAAATGAGCGGCTTGACCAAAACCGCCCGGCGGCTGGGCGCGACCACCAGCTTTTCCGCCTCCCAGGCCGCACAGGGGATGCAGTTTTTGGGGCAGGCAGGTTTCAAAACAAACCAAATCATCGCCGCCATGCCGGGGGTGCTCGACATCGCTAAAGCCGGGAGCCTGGAGCTGGGCCGCGCCGCCGATATCGCGAGCGACATTCTTTCCGGGTTCGGGCTGCGGGCGGCGCAGATGGGACGGGTGGGCGACGTGCTCACCAAAACTTTTATCTCCTCCAACACCAACCTGGAGATGCTCGGCGGGACCATGAAATTCGTCGGGCCGATCGCCTCCAGCGTGGGGGAAAGCCTGGAAACCATGGCCGCCGCCGCCGGGCTGCTGGGCAACGTGGGCATCAAAGCCTCCCAGGCGGGTACGGCCTTGCGGGCGATTTTGCTGCGGCTTTCGGCCCCCACCGGGGAGGCCGCCGCCCGCCTGAAATCCTTGGGCGTAGCCACCAGTGATTCCGCCGGACGGTTTTTGGGCATGACCCCCATTCTGGAAAAGCTGGCCGCCGCAACGACGGGGCTGGGGAACGCTGCCCGGCTGGGGGCCTTCAAACGTATTTTCGGGGAGGAAGCCGCAGCCGCCGCGGTGCAACTGGTCAAACAGGCCGGATCGGGCGGGCTGCAACCCTTCATTGAGAAACTGGAAAATGCACGGGGCACCGCCAACCGGGTGGCACGGGAAATGGACGAGAATCTGCGGGGGAAGCTGCTGGGGCTCAAATCGGCCTGGGAAAGCCTCAACATCACCATCGGCAATCTTTTCCTGCCCATGCTGA